CACGCCCAGAAGGGCGAGCAGTTTCTTGTTCACTGGTTTGGTCTCCTGTTTTGTCGGCGCGTTCATCGCGTCAACGAGAGCTTGCGGCAGCTTGGCAAAGCGACCGGCAGGGATGGATGCCTTGGCAACCGGTGCATCAATGATTTCGGTCGCGTATCCCTTGGCCTTTGCGGTCTCAGACGAATGCCAAGTCTCGTCCTCCATTTCCTTTCGAATGGTGTCTTCGTCGTCGGTGCTGACAGACTGGTAGACACCAACGAGCGTTGCCGTGATTGAGTCCAGCAATCCGGCTTCCTTGCGGAGGTCATCTGCGTTGCCGGCAGCAAACGTCCACGGGTTGTGGATCATCAGATAGCCTGCCTTGGCCATCTTGCGGACTTTGCCAGCAGCGAAAACAACAGACGCAGCGGAAGCGGCAATTCCGTCCACAATAGTCTCAACGTCAGCCAAGCCCTTGAGATAAGTGTGGATGGCGACGGCATCAAACACCGATCCGCCAAGCGAGTTGATACGAACGCGCACTTTGCCAGAGAGCGTCGCAAGGTCTTGGTTGAATCGCTCCGCGCTGATGCCGAAATCTCCGATCTCGCCGTAGACGAACACCTCGGAAATGCCTCCAGCGGCTGCGGCTTTGATATTGTACCAAGAAGATGTCATGCGCGTTCGTTTGTGACCGTGATTTCTGTTGAAGGAGGCACCACAGCAGACGGATTCAGCACCCATTCCATGGGCACACCGGCAGCGTCCGCCTCTTGCTTGGCGAGCAAATAGTCAGCAATCCGGCGCTTTACGTGATCCCGCAGGTCAATGCCGTCCTCGCCAACAACCTCTGAAAATGACCGCAGACCAGTCTTAACGTCCTCGCGTCGATTCTGGGAATCTCGTCCCATATCAACCGAGAATTTGGCAGGCATCGAGAATTCCCAACTCCACCAGTCAGGCGAAAACGGAATCGCCTTGCCCTGCATGTAGACGGCAACCGCCCACAAAAACGTGGCCATTGCTGGCTTATACATCACCGCCTGCCGGTTCTCAATTGCACGCTGAACTTGACCAACCATTGATCTGATTCCAGCGCCACCGATCTGCGATGAGTTCCACGCGAATTCAATCGGCATGTCCATTCCGAGAAACGCGCCACGCGTGATCTCGTCCATGAAGTTCTGCCAAGCTTCGCCTGGACGGTTTGACTCATGCGCACTGATGTCGCCGCTCGACTTGATGTACCGAATCAAGCCTTTGTCGATCATCTGCGTCTGAAGAGTCTGACGACCGGCAGATGGAAGGCCACCGGATCCAATAGCCTCACGCCCAATCTCTCGCCTTCCGGTCTCGTTTTTCTCGACCATCACCAGCGAGGAGTGCGCTTTGACCGCAATCTTCTCAGCCTCGCGGGTCTCCCCTAGGTCGTACCAATCAAGAATGGCGCGGACAATTGACGGAATGCCTCGAGAAGCGCTGAACCAATCAGGATCTGAGAAAGACTCAACGGCAGAAGCTGGAATAATGTTCCATTCCTGCTCATCACCTGGCGACTCGTCCTCAGATGGCAACAAGTTGTATCCAACCGCACGCATGAACTCGTCGTAGATGACGCCTGAAAGGATCGTCATTCCAACATAGCCTTGCGTGTATTCGTTATCTGGAACCGTGTCAGCCTGTTTCCAGCCAATCGTGGGCGTACCGATTCGATGCCCCTCAAGCCATTGGATACGAGGAGAACCTTCTGGCGTGATCGTTTTGACCGCAAAACAATCGCCATCTCGATCGATGGCAATCGAAGCGCAACGAAGACCAAGGCGCCAATCAAACACTCCGCCACGCATGTCGCATAGGCGAGTCCATCGATCCATCAGTGGCTGCGCTACCTGACGGAAAGCCTCGTTTGTTCCCGTGTAAGTCGGTGCCCAAGACCAACCAATGGCGTAGTCAGCCTTCTTTCGAACCGCGCCGGAAACGGCTCCAGACCCGCCAAAGACATAGCGCGAATCCGAGATCATGGCTCGGTGCTTCGCGTTTGGAAGCATCTTCCAAACATCCCGATCCAAAGACGGACGCCATCCGCGCAGATTGCTGTCTCCTGGCGAAGGGAAAAGCGATTCCGAGGAAGTCCAAGAATAGCCAAGGCGAGAGCCACCGTTAGCCTGCGGCTGGCTTTGCTGCGCCCTCATCCGGCGCTGATGTTTTGCGCGGATGCTCATGTGAATCTCACCCTTGATTCAGACGGCAACGCAATAACGTTGTCGTCTACCTGCGAAAGCGCGTCCTGAATCTCAGCCTGCCATTGAGCAAGTGAAAGCGATCCAGATGGACCATAAGAAAACGACTTACCATTTACCGACGCAGCAAGCACGTTCCTCGGTCCGCCAACCATCTTCTGGACCTCAGACTTGTACCGGGCAAGCTCCGCCTGCACCTCTGCCAAGGTGAAGCCGTAATAAATCCCCGCTTGTACGCTGGAGTAAGCCAAGCGAGCGCAAGCGATAGATCCGACCACTATTTGTCAACGCCTATTTCATCAGCGCCCAAAAGTCCCGCCATTGATGCGCAAACTATCTGCATGGTTTCGCAGTCAAAGTAATGGTTGTCCTTATCGACTTTCTTCCATGCATGCGTGAACGTAAGACCGTCAGAGCCAAATACTTTCACCTTTTGTTCCGCCAGCATCTGCATCTTGTATTCGTCACCGCAGTCCTGGGATGCGGTCCACATTGGGATGCCGTCTGACCCATTCTCCTCACGCAACACCTGCATGCGATCCTTTGCAGCATCAGCCACAAAGTAGAATTGCAGGACCCGCTTGCCATACTGTTCCTCGGACCGATGCGTGCCTGACAACGGATCCAAATATCGCCCCTCATCGTAGATGCGATAGATTCCGTCCGAGTGCTTAAATGCGTTCCGCTTGTACGAGTAGAAGGCGTGGAACCCGTGCTCCGCGCAAATTCTCGGCACAAGCCCAGCCGGTGAATACTTTGAGTCCAGAAACACCCTAGACTCGCATACCTGCACCCATTGCCCAGTGGGAAGGCGTTGCTCAAACCACTGGCCATGCAGCACTCCATTGTCCCGCGCCATCGCCTCAATTTCGTGCGGAGTCAGCAGCTTTGACCGAGCAACCAAACGCGACCTACCATCACGCGACCATGACCGGACGGTTGCCCAGAAATGGTTGCGCTGGACGTCGACCGTCATGAAGCGGAATGGCCTTTCCTGCTCATCCACGCCTTCGTCAGCCCATTTTTCTCCGAGTTGGTACGGGCCAACCTCAATCTCTCCAACAGGCTTGCGCTCGCGTTGTGGATCCCATGCTTCGCAAAGCATCTTGATCTTGAATTCGCGGATCTGCGACGGATCACCTCCGCGCTTCGCATTGATTGCGCGCAGCCATTCAGCCACCACTCTGCGCCAGTCGTCTGTGGCAAATACATTGAACCTGTAGCCAAACACTGCGGGCGCCGGATGCTCGTTTGTCGGCTCGTAGCCTGCTCCACGCGCCTCGTCGTTCATTTGCTTGCGGATCTCAGGAGTCCAGCGGATCTCCTGCATGCAGCATGGAGGTATCATCTTCACTGTCTCCGCAGCCTGCTCGACCAAGTAGCGTCCCTGCGGATCAACTATCTTTTCCCACTGCACCATCTCCTCGGTCAGGCGCGGAACAAAAGTCCCACCACAATGCGGGCAGGCAAGATGCCATTCGTGCTTTGTCGACGACTCCCACAGTACTTCAAGTTCGTGACCGGCATCCGGTCCGGTCGTCATGATCACCTGACGCCTGTTCCACTTGTACCCGTCCCCGCGTCGGTAGATCTCCGCAATGCACCGTGGATCGTATTGCCAAGCTTCGTCCAGGTAGATCTCCGATCCTGATCGCGAGTTCCGGTGGCTTTGAACGTCGGCGGACAAAAGCTCAATCGGCCCCGTGTGGAACCGGAACAGCAACCCTCGGCCACGCTTGTCTGGATCGGTGAATGAAACGTCCTGCACCGCTCGCGTCTGTTCAATCAGCGGCTTCAGCTTGGCATCTGACAAAGACCGCGCATCGATCTGCGTCTTGCTGTACCAGAGCGCCCTGCGCGGCTCGATGGCTATGTTGCGCAGCAGACGAAGCTGACCAATCAGTGTCTTGCCACGCTGCGGCGGCATCATGGCAATCACCGTCGACCCAAGGCCGCTGTCGATAGCCTCAATGACGGCGCGCAGATACGGTCTGTCGGCCATCACAAAAGGCTGACCATCCAATGTGATGCAGCGCTCCGCAAAGCTTACTGTGCCCCTCCAGCGCTTCACGGCGCGTCCTCCACTTGCAGGTCAACGCCAGACCGAATTGCGGACACAAGCCAATCCGGCAGACCGTGGCCAGCCGGCAGATTCAACGCCTGCTCAAACGGCGCAAGGTATGCGTCGACAGCCAGCACATCCACAATGATCGGATGCTGCAATTTTGGATCCGTAATGCCGTCCAGCTTGTCCACGATCTTGACTGCAGCCCGCTGAAGCCCAAGCGCAGCGTTGTGCGTCAACGCTCGAGCAATCCGTTCGACCTCCTGCCTGCTGATGCTGTCGTCCTCGGTCTTGCCCTGTCGACGAGCCTGCACCATTGCGGCATTCCGTTGGTCCGACAGTGACTTGCGTTGTTGCAGCAGCTCAAGCGCAGTCGGAATGGCACCGCTGGCCAGCGATTGCTTGGCCGTCTGGTCCACCTGGCAGAGCATGGCGTTCAGATCGGCAATCTCCTGCCGCAGATCTCGCTGCACGGGAGCCGCGCCTTCCGTCTCCACCACGGGAGTTTTTGCAGCCTGCGCATCAAGCCACGCTCGGACCTCATCCATGTACACGCGACTGCCAATGAAGCCAGGGCACCCCTGCGCCTTGGCGCTTTTCAGGCGCTGCTTGTTGACGCCCATCAACGCCGAAGCCTGCGCCATTGAGGAGCAGTAAGCCTTTGGCTGCTTGGGGTTTACGTCCGGTTTTTTAGCCATGTGTCAAAACGCTGTAGGAGGTTCCCTATA